CTTTGCTAGAGAATACTTTGGCGAAGCAAAACAATCATGGTGTAATTAAAATGCGTTTAGAAAGCTGTCAATTATTTGCTCAATTACTAGAAGGCTACGTAGACGAAGCCAGTACTTCAATTAGTCTTATTTCTGGTCAACCCGGTGGTAAAGAAGTAATACAAAAACTTCACCAAGGCATGAAACTAGCACACGATCAAGATTATCGAAAAGTAGAAAAAATTTCTTGGAGCGAGCTCAAGGATAGCTATCGTGGTGCGTGGGTTATTATCCAGGGAGACAAAGGTACAGGAGCTATCAGAGCTTCGGGCGGTAACACAGGATCATACGAAGCAGTAGCAAGTGCTGGGGGCGAAGTAAGAGTTGTCAAAGACAGTCGTGGCGGCAACATTTTAGATTTCCTTAAAGGTGAAATTGGTAAACTACAGAAATTTTATGTAGGACAAAATACCACAGCAGTATCAGACAAACAAAGAAAAAGAGCAGACAACCAAAAAGGTACCAGTTCCGAAGTCACTGTAGACTCACTGACTAGGAAGTTTAAGCCTTTATGGGTACGTGCCATCACAGCAGCTATCGCAGATATCAAAGGACATATTTCTAACCAAATTAAAAATGATGCGTTTGATAAAGCAGAAAAAAAATTAAGCCAAGTTAAAAATCTACAGAACGCTATAGAAAACCTTGAAGGTGGTAGCACAGGCGATGTACCGCCAGCAGTATCTACAGCAATTAACACAGCGGTATTGATGGCTGCTAGTCATCACTATCCAGAACAAACAGGCAACATTACTAGAGGATACAATCGTGGCTTCCAAGCAGAGCGTTCGGAAGGACCAGCACAACTATTAAAAGACATTGCCGCAGGTGACCAAAAGAAACTAGGCACAGTTCTTGGATTCTTTAAAAGGACTTTGATATCAGGATGAAATTAGATCAAATCATAACAGAAGCAAATATAGCAGCCAAACTCAAAGATCCTAAGATGATAAAGATGCTGGAAATTGCCATGCGGCATGATAGCTCTTTGCCTAAAAATAAAGTAGCTGCTCTAGGTTCTGCTGCGTTCGGTGGCGAAAAGGATCCTGCCAAACAAGCTGATAATACTCAAAAAATTGTTAAGCTCTGGAGCGACCTATTAGACGACAGCCTACGATCAACGGACTACGGTGATCTTTCAGCAGACGGTAAGTTCGATGACTGGCTTACACGACTGTATGCCAATGGTGTAGTAGACTATGAAGATATCAACGGCGAGGGCGGTGATGCTCTAGGTGCGTGGAAAGCTCTAAGCATACGAGGTAAACTCAAAGAACCACATCAAGACTTTAATCGTTTTAAAAATCTACGCCAGATACAACAAATTGTTCAAAGTCGTGACTATAGAGAAGAACTTCGACGTATCAAAGATGCTGAAGTTATTGAAAAACATAAGCGTGAAAAGAAAGAGACAACCTTAATTGATGACGATCGTTTTTTAATAACATTGCCTTATAACTATGGTGCCTGTTATAACTTTAATAATGCTGTGGGATTTAATGCCAGTTTCTGTACAGGCTCTAGTTCTGGACAGCGTTGGTTTGAACGATATGCTCCAGAAGGCCCAATTATTTCAATTTTTGATAAACAGAATCAAGAAGACGAAAACGGTAAGTGGCAGATGCATGCCCCAACTGGTCAGATGAATAACGGTAATCAAAGTATGTCGTATAGCAGAGGCGATCAAAAATTTGCCGAATTATATCCTGGCTTAATGAAAAAGATTATCAAAGCTATACAAAGCAAAGCTGAAGAAATTAAAAAGAATTCAACAGACATTGTCCGCGATGGATATGATGTTGCTAAAGCCATTGCTGACATCAAAGATCGTTTACCTTATTCATACGCTTCGGAGGAAAAGGAAGCAGAACCTGAAGCAGGCAGTGATAACGGCCCAGGTACATATTTGGTAACACATACCCCGTCAGGAAGATCTGCTCGTATTCCAGCCGAAAGTAGAGAAGATGCTATTGCTCAATTACAGGCAAGACATGCTAATATCAACCTCGATGATTTTACAATCGAAAAAGAAGCTGAACCACAGGCATAATTTATGACTCCTGTTACTATCAAGGAGTTAGAATTATCCCAAACTTACGTTTGGTCTAGTATTGATAAAGAACGAGATTATACAGAACGCATGGATCCTATCTATGCTAAACTTCTCTGTGCTTATGAAAATTGCGGCGATGTTACCGTATTTGATCAAAACAAAATCCTAATAGCCGACCTATGGAATAAAGAAAAATCCGTAGTTCCTAAAAATGAATTCCTCTATAGACTAGAAAAAATACTAATGCTTTACGAGCATTGGCATAGGACTAATAAATGGTTAACACCGTTAGTAGCTGTAAATGAAGGCGAAAGGTATAGAATACACCCAGGAAGAGATAGATGGTATATTATGAATCATTTAAAAGTTCCTAGGTATCAATTCTTAATTATTTCCCAAGTTAACTATCAAACACTAAATCAAATATCAGGACTCTGGCCTGACAAGCGTCAATTAACAATCAGAGGTAAAGAAGTAGCTAACATCTTCCATAACTATGATAAATCAGAAGTATACCAATATCAGCGTATATCTTCTTGGTTAAACTCCGGAATGACCTTTAAAGATTTTGCTAGATCTACACCTAGACAACGATCTATAGCAGCTATGGTCAATAAGAAAGGACCCTAAGGTCCTTTCTCTTTACTTACTATAATCTAATAATCCGCTATGCGGTAATATATTCAACTTTTAATAATTATTTTTTAACACCACTGGCTTGATTAACAAAACCGTACATCTTTTCTGCTGTTTCTAGAACTTTGTCTAGACCTGGAAACTCAGGCATACCAACTGTAGTGACGATCTGACCAGTCTTCTCATCACGTTTGGCAGTCATTTCCCAACCTTGGAACTTTGAGTGGAACTCATCGCTTAACATGCCCTTGGCCATGTCCAAGATGTCTGTACGGATTTCGTAGCCGTTTTTGTTGAATTTAACTTCTGGTAGTTTTGGTGTTTCGAATTGTGACATATTTTTCTCCTTTGTGTGTGTATGTCTTATTTGGCTTCTTTTTCTACTTTGTAGGGAGCCTGTGAAGCCTGCTCCGTCTTTGGAAACAGATATTTACTAACTGATTCCACAGAATACTTAGCCATGTCAATGGTGTTATTTACAGCCATCTTGGCAAATTGTGTTTGTGAATCGATATATGCATGTGCTGCTTTGTTTAAAGCAGGATCTTTGAAAATTTGATCAGTGATGATCTTTTTTGTATTTTGAAAAGATTCGATATAAAAAACTGGTGAAAACATAACTCCTCCTTGTGTGTTTGTGTATGTATTATTATATATGCCTAAGGGATATAAATCAAGAGTAAACACGATTTATTCTGCCATTATGCGTCTGGCTGCTTCGTGATTACCCATGCGAGCAAAGTGACTCGCAGCACGAGCTCTGCCAAATGAGTCCATTACAGACCAGATATAGTTGATAAACGATTTCATAGTATTTTTCCTTGTATGGTTTTTTGTTCGAACTCTTTGGTAAAGTGTTCTACATCTACGGCGTTTTGTGGGTGTCGGGATGATATGTAGCGGTCTAAATCGCTTTGGTAGCTTTGTTTAGGGAACATTTCAGCAAGGCGTTCTAATATTCCTAACATTTTGATGCTTATTGATTTCATTTTTTGTCCTCTGTAAGTGTGTGTAGAATCAGTGTTTCTACTGAGATATTTATACTAATCGTTGTGCGATCGCACATTTACGAAATTAGAAATAGATTATATAATAGGTTAAATATATCATAGGATAATTAATATTATGAAATTAAGCACACGGTCGATCCTCCAAGAACTTAATCAAGTTGCTTCTGTTAGGAACGCTGACGCTGTTATTGAAAGCAGAGCTACAAATATCATAAATTCTGCTATCAATCTAATAGAGTCTATGAAAAAGCAGTATGATCCTGAAGTAGCAGACGAGCTAGAGCGTAGATTACTCAACGCTATCCGCGGACAGGACCCTGCTAAATTTACCAGAGGCATACGTAAAATTGCCGAATCACGAAAATCTAAAAGAAAATTGAATGAGAGCACAGATGATTGATTTATTTGAAGGCGGCAATGTATTTAAAACAGCCGATAAAACACCCATAACTCAACGAATAGCTACTAAGGATGTAGCAGGCACTGTTGACTTTCTAGAAAAAGTCACAGGACTAGACTTTACTAAAGAAATAGATCCGGATGATAAAAAACCTGTAAAATGGTTAGGCACTACAGGACGCAAAGAAGATCCAGACGGTACATTTGAATTAAACAGTTCAGGCGACCTCGATCTAAGTGTTGACGCAAGAGAAATCAGCAAAGAAGAACTAATAGCAAAACTAGTAGATTGGTGTAGAACAAATGGCGTAGACGAAAAGGATATCTTTAATCAAGGCACAAAGAAAAACGACGGTTGGATTAAAGATGCTGGCGACAATGTACATTTTAGAACACCTATACTAGGCGATCAAACTAACGGGTTTGGACAAACTGATTTCATGCTAACCGTAAACCCTAAATTCCAACAGGGTTCTATGCGTGGTGGTAGTGGAATTTATCGCGGTGAACACAGAGCTATTGTGTTAAGTAGTATTGCTCGTGCTAGAGGATTTAAATATAGTCCTAAATTTGGTCTACTCCACGGTGACACAAATGAACCTGTAGAGAACGGCGATGACTGGAACGTAATTGCTAAACAGTTATTAGGCCAAACTGCCACTACTAAAGACATTGGTTCAGTTGATTCTATCATCAACTATATTAAAAAATTACCCAACTACGAAGAACTTGTTTCGGCAGCAAGAGAAACATTAGGAAAACAAAACATAGCATTACCTAAACAAGAAGCTCTTGAAAACTATCAACCAGGAAGTATAGGGTGGATGCGTAAAATGATTGAGATCGTTAAATGAGAGCATTTGAATTTTTAACCGAAGCCAAGGTAGGCCGTGAACTACAACATTCAGAAGATCTAATAGTTGTTAACGGATCTAAAGGTGCCTTAGATACATTAGATGAATTAGCCATAATGGCAAAGAATGTTGACGATGTATCAGTTAAGTGGGACGGATCTCCAGCTGTTTATTTTGGTAGAAACGAAGCAGGAGCATTTGTACTCACAGATATCGCTGGATTCGGGGCCAAGGGTTATGACGGCAAAGTAACTAGTGCTGATGATTTAGAAACCATGTTA